TCTAACCAAAACTTAGTTCCTATAGATGCTCCAGCAAAAGATATGGTTACCTTAGCTAGCGGCCATCCAGAATCTTTACTGTACGGGGGAACTACGGCAGTAGTAGTAATCTGTTGTGTTGTTGTTGTAGAGAGTGTTATAGAAGAAGAAGTTACAGAATATATAGTAGTTGGATAATAACTTCCATTGGTATCTGATAAGACTGTAGCTTGAGTAGTTGTATCTAATTGACTAGAAAATTCAATAGTTGCTGTAGCACTAAGAGCAACGCTTCCTAATACATACCCGCTAAAAGTAATAGTAGTGTTTGGATCTACTGCTACCCAATCAGATACAAAATAAGCAGTACCAGACACTGTAGAGGTTAATAACGCTGCATATGTGCCATGAACTACAGCTGCAGGAGTGTTTGTGCTTGTGTCAATACTTAATGTGCCATTATAACCAGACCATCCAGTTAAACCAGATTCAAAATCTGGATTAGGCAGGTAGTTTTCTTGTTCTCCACGAATATTTACACAAATACGTCGTGCGTCTTGGTATTCAAAACTTTTTGTATATTCCGCTAATTGAAAATAATCAAACAAATACCTGCTAGAAGAAGCAGAGCTTGGGGTAATAGTAATAACAATTGTTGCAAAGACAGCATTAATGGGTGCAAGCTGACCGTTTCTTCCTGAATCAGATTTGCTTGTAAACTCTTGCCATGAAGTTGTTGTTGTTATTGCTGTAGGTGCGGTTGTTGTAGAGATAGTATTAAAACTCTTATCTTTCCAAGTAATTGTTGTAGTTATAGTGGCAGAATTATCTAAGTGTTCAGTCCATCCACTAAATACATACCGAGTATTGCTTGTAATGGGTATAGGTATGGACCCAGTTATAGTTACAGGTGTGGTAGCTGTTGTTGTTAGTTTTCCATAACCTACTTTACGAGGTAAATTTAAAGTATCATAAAGAACTCCAGTGGGCGGTTGTGGAGTTGTAGGGCTAGCAGGATAAGTACCTATGGCCCACGTACCTGAAGATGCTACCCATGTTCCTACACTCTCTTCAAAAGAAGAGTCGTTATAATCAAGAAGAAGATTATGACCTATAGTAACTTGATTATTTAAATGAGTAAGGCCATTAGCATAAAGATTTATTCCTTTAAGGGTACCTCTATATTGACCTATATAATATCCCAACGATACTAAAGAACGATTATAACTATCTCCTAAAGAAGCTTCATAATTGAAACCAAAATCAGTTACTCTTTGATTAGCTATAGCTACAGGTATATAGTTACTATCAAAAACTTTACTAACTAGATTTATTTCTGCTCTAAACATATCGTATATTAAAGAAAAGCAATACAAAAATATCTCCAACGGATTGGTAATATCAGCTTCTCCCTCAACATCACCATATATAGAAGTACTGGTTGTTAAAGATGTTGGTGTCATACCTCCGTATATATTATAGGTACCAGTACTGTTTAGCCAAACTCTTGGTATCCAAGAAGAAATCTTAGTTAAAGTATCTGTAGCTCCTAAAAGGATGGTTTTACTAGAACCACAGTTAATCCAAATACCAGTTCCTCCACTAGACACGGTGCCTGTAAACACCCACATAGTATAGGTAATTTCTTTTCCAACATTTATATAGTCAACATCTGGTTTTGATGTTGGAAAAAAAGCAGTACTTCCAGCAAAAACTCCTCCAGTAACGTACACACCATCATCTGGATTATCAATAACTCCTACATAACTTTTAGTAATTTTCCAATACCAGTTATTTCCTGGTGTACCATCAACAGGATCTGTTTTAAAAAGAACCCAAGAAAGATTAATAATGTTATAGTCATAGGAAAAAGCAGTTATGTTAGAGTTATAGTAAGCACTAACTGAAGTAGTTTCACCATATTTAAAAGATTTGTATCTACTGGTACCGTATTTAGTCATTTATTGCTCCTTAAATACCGCCAGTAGTTGTTATTATTAACGCGGTATTGGTTAAAAATGGAATTTGATCCGAAGTAAGAGTTATGTCTGCTGCTGTAGACCCATTGTCTATATTTAATTGAGTTACATTTACATTTGTAATTGCTGATGATGCGTTATATGCAGCATTACTTACAGATGTTAGTGTAATAGCATCTCCAAAGGTATTATTATTATAGGAAAATAACCCGCCAACCCCAAGCATAGCGGAATAAACTGCTAATTTAGCCTCAGTTTTTTTATATGTAGGCTTAAGAGTAATGTTTATAGTTAAAAATATCGGAACATATGTTGGTGGTAAATATGTTACGCTTACTCCTGCTGGAACTTTATCTGACATATATTGTGCTAAAGTACCAAGAGTTGGAGAAGTTTGAACTAATGTTGAAAAACTAGCTGTAGGAGTAAGATTAACTACAGTTCCTCCTGTATATACTTGCTTTGACTCTATTGTTACATAAGTATTGTTTCCTGCAGCTATAGAATAAGAGTTTGTAATTGTAAATGTTGTGTCTGTTTTACTGGCTATCTGTGCGTTACTTAAATTGTATGTTGCAGGAGTAAGACCAGAAATATTTACCCTATCTCCAACAGCAAATCCATGAGCTAATGTTGTTGTGTATGTAATTGCAGATACTGTGCTTACTGCTGCATATGGAGAGGAAGTACTTACTAGCGTTGCAGATGGATACCCAGGAGCAGGGCTACCATCATTTTGAGGCTGTATATAAAGATACACAGAAGAATATACTGAAGCGGTAGCTTTAGCCTTTCCTACTTGTGAAACCATAAGGGCTAAGTTTGCATAATCAGTTAAGGTTACTGCTCGATTTCTTGTAAATAAGGCGGCTTTAATTTTTGTTTTAAGTTGTGTGGTGTCATCTGCATCGGCTCCACCTGTAGCAGCGGTAGTATTGCTAACTTTTAAGTAAGTAACTACTTGTGGGTCTAAATTTCCAGGAACAAAAGTTAACTCAGTAATAGAGTTAGATTTAATATTTCCTGCTGCTCCAACACTAACTTTATAGGTTGCACTTATGAGCTGAGTATTTTCCGGTATAGCTCCATTTACCCCATCACCAAATACTATAGTTGTAGTTCCATCCGTATTTTTAGAAGTAGTAAACACATTGTCATAACTACTCCATTCAAGAAGAGAATCTACGTATTTCCATGAAGTAAATGATGCGCTTTGCCCTACGTATACGGATAAAGAATTATCTATTATATTAGAATCTAAAATAAGAAACGATTGGTTAGTATTTCCATCTGAATTACCTAAAGCTACAGGAAGCGGTTTATTATATACAGGGTCAATAAGATCGGGACGATCTGTGTTAACAGTTTTTCCTTCAAGAGCAGACAATACAATTGATGCTCCTGCAGCAAGTCCTGTATAAGATTGCGTAGTTTCAAAAAAAACTGTTTTATACGGTCCATACGATAAAGGAGCTATTACCTGTGTTCCTATAGGAATATCAATAGGATTAACACTATTATTAATAAACGTTATATTAAGGGCGGCAGGTGTAGGACCAGAAGGCTTATAGTTAACAAGATTAGCAAAATTTAAAAGAGTATCTAGTTGTATTGCCGTATCTACTGTAGTTTCATTAGCAACACGATCAATATAGTTAGACATAATGTCTCCCATATATGAAAATGACTCTACCAGTACATTTCCTAGATCTGAGTAATCTGTAGGGTTCCAAGTATACCCGCTACCAGTTGTTGTTCTGGTGCTAATAAGAGAAGTAAGATCTGATTTAAGGGACTCAAAATCTCTAGAAGTGTAGTTAATTGAATATGTCATTTTTATCCTTTTATATTTCCATTAAGGTTTAAGGTAGATATAGAGATAGGTAAAGATGCTGCAGATTTATTTGGCAAAATTAAGTTAATAATGACAGTTTCTATTCCCTCATTTGAATCAAAACTAAACTTAATACTATCTACTTTTACTGAATTTATCCAAATATTTATAGCATTCCTTATGCCACTTTCTATAGCTCTTTGAGCATCTCCATCTGTTTCAAAAAGAGCTGCTCCCCAGTCTACCCCATAAGATGGAAGCATAGGTCGTTGACCCATATTTGTACTTAATAGGGTAAGTACTCTATCTAAGTATATCTTAGAAGTAGATGAGGTAGTGGCCACAACTCCTTGAGGGCTAAGAGTGTACGGCCACGAAATAGCAACTTCATCTTTCATCCTTGAACTCCCATCCATACAGGTTTATCAGGGTCTCCACCAATAAACATAACCCAAATAAGCTGTCCTACAGCCGGAATAGTTCTATGAAAAGTATGTTCTGGAGTAGTTGAGTTAGTAATGTCACTACTGACGGTTCCGGCCTGATTAGGGGCCGTAGTTCCATTTGCATAGGTACTAGATTCTAGTAAATCTGAATCTATTTGAGTAGTTGTGCTTATAGTTTTTATACTTTGTGTGTTAGTTTTAAGCATACTTTTTGTAGAGGATGTGTGTGCGTGGTTAAGCTGGTATGAGGAGCTTTTTGCTACCACTGTTAGCGCAGGAATAGTAACTGAACCACCTTGTGGATCAGTAGCTGTAGTTGACTGAGTAGTTAACATATTGGCTATATCCGATGCCAGGTGGGGTTTATGATCAGGATGATAAGAGTTGTTTGTTACCGGAAAACATCCAGGAACCCAATTAGTTATCTGAGTAGATGTGGTTTGATGAATTTGAAGTTTTAAAGCGCCACGATTTAAAGGGTCTTGATTGTCTATAACAATAGCCGAATAAATTCCAGGCAAACGTAACCGCCCTTGGGGGTCAAACCCATACTCAGTATCTATCATTCCTTTACCCTCTCTTCTTAGATCTATATTGTACCTTAAATTTTACCG